GTTCTCGCCGGCGGACGAGGCCGCAGTAGGCGACGAGGTCCGCCGGCGAGAACCGCTGGCAAAGGTTGCGTGCCTTAGGCTTCTGTCACCGTCCCCGTCGGCGTCAGTGTCACCGAGTAGGAGGTGAGCTCGTTTCTCGTCGCGCCTCTCGTGTAGGCACTGATTAACACCTCGCACGAGGTTGTCTTACTGCCCCCCCAAGTGATCAGGAGCGTTCGAGTTGATGTCGAGGTCGCCGACGCCACAGCGTTAAAAATCGCGTCTGGTCCCGTGGTACTCGTGTCATCGAATATCCCCGAAATCTCGACCGGCGACATCCGCCGGAGCCCGGTCGCCAGCGACTCGAACCAGGAGTCGCCGAACGAGTGAGACTCCTCGAGGAGCGCCTCGACCGTCACGGGCCCGATCGCCGTAATGTACGGTGTCATCACGACCGCCGACCCGCTTGAATTATCCAGACTTACGGCCAAACTGTTCGATCCGTATTTCGCCACGATTCGCCTCCTTGTTGACGTGATCGCGTGTCAACCGAGGCGCCTGGTCTGTCACCAGGGCGAGGAGTTGATCGCCGGCGCGATGTTCCCGCGGTCGACTCGTGCGTCGACCATCCTGTCAGCTTGCGACGGAGCCCCGTCGCCATGCGTAATATCTTTCGAGCCCGTTCGATCCGTAACGTGTCCGTTGCGTGATACAGGCGCTCGGACGCCCACCGCTCGATCTCGGCCGCCGAGTGTATGTACCGGTCAAGATTGCCCACCCTACGCCCGCGCGAACCCCGCCATAAACGTAAAGACTGGCGACGTCCCGCCATGCGTCCAACTAGCGAGCGTGTACTGGTTCACCGTCCCCGAGACCGTCTTCCGCTCGGCCGTGACCCCGGTCGCCTGCGTAAACGAAATAAGGTCAACGTAGGTGCTGTTATCGGCTGAGTCCCGAATTTTCACGTCAAGCGTCGGCGACGTGCCGCTCTTGACCGTCACCTGCAAATAGGCCGCGCCCCCGTCCGAGGTCGAGGCGTCGTTATTCGCCGCGGCGCCCGTCCCGCTCGCCGATTCGGAGCCGAGCGCGTGCAGGATCTGCCCGTCGTCCTTCTGCCCCGTGACCGTCCAGGTCGCGCTCGCCTTGTGGAGCTCGTTGCGCGACGCCGTCCGCGTATACGAGCCGCCGAAGGCGCCAGTATGCCCAACCATGCCCTTGTGGATCGTGTTGCCTTCGTAGGCATAGCAGACGACGCGCGCGCTCTGTTCGTTCTCGGCGAGCGCCTCGTTGACTGAGTCGCTCGCGTCGTCGTAGAACCCATCGACCGCGAGTGTCGCCGACCGGAGCCCGGTCGCCGTGTGTTCGACCCACGAGTCGCCGAGCCCGTGCGTCTCTTCGAGCGACGCCGTCGTCGTATCGGTCAGCGACGTCGAGACGCCGGTCACGTCGAACCCGTCGATCAACAGGAACCCGACGTCGTTCGATCCATACTTAGCCATCGCCGCCCCCCTCGTCGTCGTCGGCCGCCGGAGCCTCGAGTACTGGCCCGGCGCCGATTACTTGAATGGCGCCGGACGCCTCGAGCCACTCGAGCGCCTCGGACGGCACCCGGTCGCAGGTTTCGCCGACCGCCGCGAGCGTCTCGTCGTCTCGAGTACTAATCCGCCGCACTGCTACAAAGTCGCTACTTGGCATCGTTTCCTCCCGCCGGACAGCCACACACGCCGCAGACATGATCCCGGCGCTCGCCGAACCCGCTCGCCTCGACCCGCTTGTCCGCCGGCGCGCCGCAGCGCACACACGGCGCGGACCCTAGATCAGCCCGAGATCCCGCGCGATCTCTTTCAACATCCGGCCGCGTTCTTTCTTCGCGGTTTTCTCCACCCATAACCGCTCGCCCCGCTGATGCTTATAGTTGGCGTAATGCTGAATCACGGCGTACGGGAGCTCGCCCGATCCGCCGCCGAACCCGTACCGAGACGTCACATCGTGGCCGTCGACCTCGGCTCGCGCCGACGTCGCGACCGACTTCGCCAGGGCGCCGGTTTTCCACGGCGTCCGCTCCGCGGCGATCCGCGCCTGGCGCCCGGCCTCGTTCACCATCGCGCGCCCGGCTCGCTCCGGCATCTGTCGCGAGAGTTGCTCGAGACGGAACCGGAGCTCCTTGTCTCCCCGCATCGCGAACGAGACCTCGCGCGCCATACCGATCAATCCTCCGCCACGATGTAGGTGAAATCCGCGACGACGTGCTTCGCCAGGACGCCGTTGAGATCCTCGTCGCCGAACGCCGAGGAGTCGTCATGCCGCACCAACAACGCCGTATGGTTATCAAGCGACGGCGTCGTCCCGCGGAGCAGGTTGACGGCCTCGTTGATGATCTGTTGCGCTTCCTGGTTGCCCGCATACGTCGAGTAGACGTGGACGCGGACCCGGCAATCCTTCATGACCTGGCCGAACGTCCCGTCGCGATCCGCCTCGTCGACCGTGAACCAGACAAACGGCGGCGCCGTATCTTGCGGAACATGGGAAAAGACGCCCGAGGTTGCGAGCGTCGTCAGCGCAGAGACGTTGAGCGCGCCGAAGACCGCCTCGGAGACCGACTCGAGCGCAGACCGCGCCACGCTATGCCGCCTCCGCGCAATCGAGCGCGATCGTTTGTGTGACCCGGTCCGGCCGGACCGCGTGCACTTCAAGCGTCCGCGACGCCGTGCCACTCGACCAGCTTGGCACCCAGGCGATCCGGAGCTTCGCCGTGAGGTCGGACCGATAGCGGACGACCACTTCGTAATTGACCTCCGACGCGACCGCGCGCGCCTGAATGGCTTCCCGGCCCGAGAGCGCGCGCACCGCGGCCCAGACGGTCGCCAGCGTCGACCAGGTCGTCGCCCGTCCGCCTTGATCGTCGGCGACGACGCTCGAGGTCTGGATCGTGATCCGCTCGGTCAGGTCCGCAGGGTTCAATGGTCGCTTCGCCATTACGCGATCCGTTGTCCGCCGCGGTAGGCCGCCAGGTGGGCGCCGTATGCCTGGTTAACCGCATCGACCCCGACCAGCGGGACCGGTTGCTCGAAGGCGTACGCCACGAGTTGATAGAGCGCGAGCCGGAGTGGTTGCGGCACCGCGGAGGCGGCGCCGTAGCCGGCGACAAATCGCACCACGCCGGCCGAATGTGTGCGGAGATCCGTCGGCCAGGCGGCGTCGTCGTCGAGCGCGATCCGGCCCTGCGCCGTGTCGACCAGATAATCCCCGCTCGAGAGCGTCGCCGCCGTGTCGTCGTCGTTGTAACTGGTGATCGACGTCACCGAGGCCAACGGCAGCCGCGGCAAAACGATCGCGCGCTCTTCCGGAAACGTGTCGAACGTGAGATCCCAGGTCGTCGTGACCAGGGAGAGCCCCGCGTCCGCCTCGATCCGCGTCCGCGCAGCCGTAATCAGATCGTCAATCAGATCGTCTTGTGTCGCATGGTCGACCCGCAGGAACGCTTTCGCCTCGGCCGTCGTAATCGGCTCCGTACTCGGCGCCGAGACCACCTCGAGCGACTGGAGCACGTCGGCCCACCTAGCCACGCCCGCCCCGCTTCCGCTTGCCGCGCGGCCGGCCTGTGTTGTCGACGGCCGTCTCGGCCGGCGCCGCGGTCGCCGCTTCCGCCTTGCCCCGCACCCGCTCCGCTTGCTCGCTGGCAATCAACCGCTCGGCCAGGCCCGCCTCGCACTCGACGATCTCGCCCGGTCGCGCCGTGAGCTCGCCGCCGGCGATCGACGTTAGCATCTTGATCCGCATACACCCCCACATCGGACGGCGCCGACGCCGTCCCTCGTCTCGAGTACGGCGGCCCGCACCCCTAGCCCTCACCCAGAGTACGAACCGCCGCCAGACCCGCACCGCTTAGGCCATCTGTAGGACTTTCACGGCCGCCGTGAGCGTGTTCGCGCCGTCAGTCGCACTTGACGCCCTGAACCCGACTTGCCCACTGGCGGCGTAGAGCTCGTCGAGACGCTGCACGCTGATCCCCGCCCTGTCGGCGATCCAGTAGTAGGACAGATCCCCGAAGACGATCGACTTCTTGGCGGTCGTCGGCACCGGGACCGCGCTCGAGGTATAGACCGGCCGCCCGAGGAGCGTGTCCGGTTGCCCGGCTTGCATCCCTGGCTGCCAAATGAATTGCGAGTTCCCGTCGACCAGCTTCCGGACCAATTGCACAGTGTTGTCATGCATCAGCCACGACGCATTGTCGCGGTATTCGCGCGCGAGGCCGTGAAACAGCGAGACGAGCTCGAGGCTCGTGACCGCGGTCGCACTCGCCGCCGTCACACTCACTCCGGCGTCATAAATAGTTCCTTTTGGCTTACTTGAGGCGTCTCCGTCTATAAACGCTGCCTCCTCGAGCCGGCCTATACGCCTGGCGAACTCTGTCGTCAGATACCCCGCCAGATCGAACTGAGTATCGCGGAGGAGCTCCTCGGAGACCTTGACCAGTGTCCCGGCCTTATACGCGGAGAACTGGACGACGCCGAACGCCTCGTCCGCCTCCACGAATGATCCTTCCTCGGCGATCCAACTGGCGGTCCCGTGACTCGACACCGTCGGGACGTTGAACGTCCCGCTCGTCGTCGTAATGACGGTCGCGAGCCCGCGCATGATGTTGGACTCGTTCCGCGCCTGGACGAGTTGCGTGCTCCACTCGTCCGGTATGAGGTTTCCGCCTTCACTGGCAGTCCCGACCTCCAGCGCGCGCCGCTCATACGCCTGACCCCGCATCCGCGCATCGAACGCCGCCCGATACTCGTCGGAAGCAATCCCGGTCCGCGTCTCGGTTGGCACACTGGCCGCCATCGTCGCCGGCGCCCGCGTCTCGAGGCCACCATTGTCCGGTCGGACAGTCGTCTCGACACTCGCGATCCGCTCGGCCCGCTCCTCGGCCTCGACCCGCTCGGCCCGGTCGATCGTCGCCTTCAGACTCACGATCTCCCCGTCGAGCGTGTCGAACCGCTCGAGCTCCTCGGCCGTCATGCCGCGCGACTCCTTGTCCGCCGCGCTGATAATCTCGCGCTGGTCCGTCACCAGCTTCATCCGTTGATCCTGTAACGTCATCCGATCCCCCTGTGCAATGGTTCGAGTGTCGCGAGTAGCCAATAAGGCGAAGTCGCGATCGCCGGCCCGAAAGTGAACGCCTACTTGTGATCGTCCATCCGTTGTCTGGCATACGCCAGGCGCCGCGCCGCGAGCGCCGCCACTGTTGCCGCCTGTGCTGCCTTCACCCCCGCCTCGACCGCCGCGGCCTGGTCGCGGACCTCCGCCGTCGTCTCGCTGTAGGCCGGCACCGTGACCGGCGACACGTCCAACAGCGCGACCCGCGAGACATGCCGCACCGGCAGATCCCCGGCCGTCGCGCCAGGCGTCCAGCGGTCCTCGAGGACGCGGAACCCAAACGAGCTCCCGTCGACGTCGCCGCGCTGGACGAGCGCCAGGACGTCTCGGCCGACTTGCGTCTCCGGCGGCGTCACCGTATACCGCAAGCCTTCGCCGTCGATCGCGATCGACGCCGTTCCGCTCTTGGTCCGGCCGAGGAGCATATTCGGATCATGGTTAAACAGGACGCGGACGTCGTCGCCGATCGTGTCGTCGAACGCGCCCTCGTCGATAATTTCGACAAACTGGTCCGCAATCGTGGCCGGCGTATTGAAGAGCGCCGCATAGCCGCCGATCTCGGACTGCGGTCCGCGATCGTCGCCAGCGGCCCGCGCCTCGACGGCCCGCGCGACCGTCCGCGACTCACGGCGCCGCGCCTCGAGCGCGCGCTCGAGCCAGGTCGTCGCCTCGTCCGGCGTCGTCTCGTCTGCGTTTTCCTGTGTCTCGTCCGCCATAGAATCCCCCGCGCTACTGGAGCTCGCCGGTTGCCATGTTTAGCAGTCGCGCCGACGCCGCCTCGGACAACGGCTCGATCGGCGTCTCGGTCGTCGGCGCGCCGCCCAGGCCCGCCGGCGCCATGTTTAACGGCTCCATGTAGTCGTCACCCGCCGGCCCGATCGCGTTGAGATCCTCGAGGCGCCTAACGTCGTTGATACTCAGCCAACCCCACTGGCGGCCGGTCGCGTATGCCTGGTAGCGCGTCGCAATATCTCCGCGAAGCAACCCCTCGATCGTGAACCGCGAAAAGAACGGCGACGTCCGCGCCGACAACAGCGACCGATCAATCTGCGACTCCCATCGCCGGAGCCACCCGCCGATCTCGCGCGTAAAGTCGATCGCCTGTTGCTCGACGTTCGAGTAGTTCGCCGAGTGTCCCATCTCGAAGAGCATCCACGGCGGCAGCCCGAAGAGGCGCGCAATATCAACGATCCCCATCTGTCGCGACTCGATCCACTGGCTGTCGCGGTTGCCGACCGAGATCGGGTTCCACGACCAGCCATCCTCGAGGAGCGCGACCCGATGCGACCGCGACACGCCACGATGCGCCGCTTCCCACGAGGACCGGAGTCGTTGATGGGCCTGCTCGGTCAGACGCGCGCCCCGCGGTCCCTGGAGCACGCCGCCCGGCGCCGCCCCTGAGCCGAAAAATCGGGCGCCGTATTCGTCCGAGGCTAACGCCGCGCCGATACTTTCTCTGGCAACCTGGATCGGACTTCTCCCGACAATGCCGTCCGCGGAGAACGCGCGCAGATGCAAGATCACCGGCCGGACCGGCTCATGCGCGAACTCGTGTATCCGCGTGTCGGTCTGATAGCGATACAGGAGCCGGCGGTCGTCGTCCCGCGTGATCTGCATCTTCGACGCTTGCAACGGCCACAACGCCACCACGCGACCCTGCCGGTCGCGCTCGATCTGTCCGAAGGCGTTCCCATAGAGACAGAGGTCGCCTTGAAGCGCCTCGCGAAACTCGAGTGAGGTCATCTCGCCGTTTGGCGAGTGATGCAAAATCGGATAGAGGCGATGGAGCGGTTCAGCGACCTTGTCGCCAGAGGCGCCCAGGCGCCGGTAGACCTTGAGTGGGAGTTGTCCGACCGTGCTCGAGATGAGCGAAACCGCGCGAAACACGGCCGGATGCCGGAGCGCCGTCTCGTGTGTCACCGTCGACCCGCTCGCCGTCGACTGGCCGCCCCAGGCCTCGAGGAGCCAGGACGACGGCGACGCCAGGCCGGCGCGCCGCTCACCGAAGATTCTATCGAGGAGGCCCATGTAACCCATACCCCGCAAACATGAGGACGACGCCGGCCGCAATCCAGCCCGCCGCCGGCGAGATCATCGCGCACCCGACCACAATCGCCGCGGCGCCGGCACAGATGACGACGTCCGCTACCACTGGCCCATGATCGCCGACCGACCGGAGGCCGACGCAAGCGAAAAAAAAAGATCGCCCGCGTGTCGCTTTATGATTGACGAGTGTCAAGTGGTTTAGCAAGATCACTACAACATGACGACAACACACCAAGGAGCCGAGACCATGACAAACGACGACCACATCGACCCGCAAATCATCGCCAACCACAACGCCCGCGACGCCGAGACCGACGCCGTACTCGCCGGCCTACCGCACGAGCGCCGCTATCCCCACGACATGAGCCAGGCCCAACGCCTCGAGGACTACCGCGCGATCGTCGACCGCCTCGAGGACGACGCCGCCGTCGCGCAGGACGACGCCCTCGCGTACTCCCTGAGCCGACAGCAGGATGAGCTCGCCGCCGCCATCCGCGAACATGACCCGCGCGGCCGGACCGTCGGCGTTATCCTCGAGGACGAGGAGCCGCGGCGCGCGATCGTGCATTGGGTTGAGATTGCCCGCGACGCTGTCGCCGAGCTCGAGGACACCGGCGCCGACTGCGGCACGGTCCGCCACGCCCTCGCGATGATCGTCGACGCCGTGAGCCACGAGACCGACGACCAGGAGGCGAACTAGTGGCGGCCCTGTATACCGTCGCCGAGCTCGCCGCGGAGCTCGGCGTCTCACGGCAGCGCGTCCACCAGCTAATGGCGATCCTCGAGATGACCCCGCAGAAACGCGCCGGCGTCCTGCTCTTGACCGGCGCCGAACGCCGGCGCCTCGTACGCCGGCCGCCAGGCCAACCCGGCCGGCCCGCTCACTCGCCGGCGTGACTCTTGCGGAGCCTCAGATAGAGAGCACGCCGTGCTCTTCGTAGGCCGCGAGCACCTCCGGCTCGACGATCGCCCGCTGGAGCGCCATGATCAGCGCGACCACGCCGTCGATCTTGTCCGGCGCCTGGTCCTTATCTGGACGCACCTCCCCATATCGGCCAGATCGCGTCACAAGGTTGCTAGCCATCCACGCGAGCACCGGATCGCCGCTATGGTGAAGCCGTCCCTCGGAAACGAGCTCCTGCAACCGGACCGTGGCTTCGTTTAGCTGGAAGCCTTGCGGTTGATCCACCATCACGATCCCGTCCGCCTCGAGATGATGGGCGAGTTGTTGCGCGAACCGTCGATCGTACGCACACTCGCGGACCCCGTACTCGAGACAGTCCTCGCGGACGGCGTCCTCGATGACGTCGTAATCTGTTACCGATCCGCTTGTCACCGCGATCAGATCCTCCGCGCGCCAGACATCATAGGGTCGCTTGGTCTCGAGCTCGAGCGCGGCTTCCGGCAGCCAATGCCGCGCGCGCGCGGCGTAATGGCCGTCGTCGAGAAGCCAGACGAGGACAAACGAGGAGAAATCCGACGACATCCCGAGGTCCAGGCCGGCGAAACACGGCACGCCCGCCAGGACCGACTCGTCGATCCGCGGACACCGATCCCACTTGGTGACGTCGAGCGCGCGCGTGATCGTTTTTGTCCACTGGCAGAAATTCAGCCGGCGGACGATCGCCTCTTTCGCCGCCATGCCGACCGCCTCGCGCACCTGGCCGGCGAGATAGGACTCCGGAATACTCACGCCGATATTCGGGTTCGCTTTGACCCAACAAGACCGATCCTCGAACGGATCGTCGTCCTCGTCGAGCGCGGCCACATACGCGAACCACTCGTCGTTGTCGACGGCGCCCTCGAGAAGTCGCGTCGAGTATTCATGGTGACGCCAACAGACCGACGTCCGATCGTGGCCCGCGTTCGTAATCTCAAACTGCAACGGCTGCCGGCGCCCCTTCATGCCGGCGCGCATCTTCTCGACGACCAGGTCGGTCGGATGCTCGTGGAGCTCGTCGATCAGCGACACATGCACCCGCTTCCCGTCGAGGCCGCGATGCTCTGAACTGACGGGCCGAAAAAACGAGAACCCGCGCGTCGTCGCGATGTTGTTCTGACCCATCCGGACCGTCGGCGAGAGCTCCGGCGAGGCCGCGATCATCTTCCGCGCGTCCTGAAATAAGATCCGCGCCTGTTCGCGCGTCGTCGCCGCGGAGTAGACCTCCGCGCTCGGCTCGTCGTCGAGTAACAAGCCATAGAGCCCCACGCCGGCCGCCATTGGCGATTTACCCGCACCCTTGCCCACTTCGATATACGCCGTCCGGAACCGACGCGCGCCGCCGGTCGTCACCCACCCAAACACCGAGCCCAGAATGAACGCTTGCCAGCCCTGAAGCGCGAACGGTTGCCCGTCGAACTGCCCCTCGGCGAGTCGGAGAAACCGCGGAAAGAACCCGAGTAGATGCTCGGCGCGCTGGCGGTCGAAGACGAGGCCGCGCTTCTTCGCGTCGAGTAGATCCCGAAGATGGCGCTCGCCGGCGAGACGGACCCACGGACCCGCGACGATCGACCCCGTGACCACGCCGACCGCGTAGCGCGTGACCGCGGACCGATCGCGCGTCGCCGCCTTGGTCACCCAGGCCGGACGCTTGCGCCGCGTCGCCATTAGCCGGACCGACGCTTCGCCGCGAACGCCTCGAACGCGGACATCGTGGGCGCCGGCGCCGAGCTCACCTTCGCCCGCGCCGCCGGCGTCAAGCCGAGTTGCATCGCCGCTTGCCTGTTCTCATGCGAGCTCTTGATCCCGCTCGCGACGATCGGATGCGCGCGGACGCGCCGATGCTCCTGTCCGGCGCCGTCGATCACGAGGTCGATCAATAGCGGCGAATAGCCCGGCGACGCCTTGACGGTCTCCACGTCGACCAGATCCGCGAAGGTCACACAGTAGGCAACCAGGACGGCGAGGTCCGCAACCGTCAAGGTCCGCTGACCAACCAGGATCGGCACGATGCGATCCCACTCGCGCGACGCCTCGACACGCGCCGACACACACACAGGCTTGTCAGGCGCCCCGAGCGCGAACGCCGGCTCGCGGGTATTCATGCGATCGGCGCGCGCGGTCCCGTCCGCGGTATGTTGCGCCGTTGGTTTTCTCGGTCGTCCGGCCATCTGATCCGCCTCCGCTCATTTTGACACCGCGTGTGT